AGCAGTATTCTTAGGCATCGTCTCTCTTTACTTCGTTACAAAAATAACTTACATATAATTTATCTTTATTAAACTTTTCTATATTTTCATTGGTAACTTTAATAGTTGCTATAGCACCTGCTTTAGTACAATCGGTCCAAGAATTAAATTCTATTGGTGATACTGATGTATTGTTACAAAATCCTGTAATCGCAGAGCAGATTGTATAAGCCAATACAAATTTCATTTATCTTGCTTAAAACTTTGTTTTATTCTTGTTGATTATGTGAGTAGACACGATCATAATTAACGAGCTGTACATGGTACGTTGTTTGAACCTACTAATGGTGCTTCTGCAAATGCCATGTAGATGTATGTTTCCCCAGATTGATTAATACCTGAATCAGTACCTCTAAATTTAAATCCATTGCTTAAAATATCTGTTGCAAAATCAGATGCTTTATTTTCTGCATTATTATTATTAGCTGATGGATGTTGTGTTTGATTGGGGTTCATTTGACCAAAGTTTTGTAAAGCTGCTGTACCACTTCTCTTATTATCTTTCATATACCAATTATCAGTATTGCTACTTCTTTTAATCATAACAAAAGCAGGTTTAAATCCTGTGTAAATAAATGGCAGATTAGAACCTGCTCCAGTATAAGAACCAAACTTGCTAAAACCAGTTTTCTCTGCGAAGCAGTAGGCTATAAATGGAGAAGTACCACCATTAGTGTCACCACTTGTTCCAAGTGAAAATACAGAAGATGTTGGCTCTGTATCATTAAACCTTGTAGAAGATGTACTTACTGCATCAGTTAAATTTAATTTTATATTTTTTGTTGCACCTAATGATTTATGATAAACTACCCAATTTTCTGTATCGCCAGAACGCCTTTTAAAAATAATCATTGCAGGTGCTACACCTAAACCATGACCTACTGTAGCATTACTTCCTGTAGAAGTATAAGACACAATACTAAATCCACTTGTAGTATTAGCACTAACAGTTGAGGTTATGCTTCCATCTGTGTTTGATGATGCTGTGCCACCAGCTTTCCAGTTCCATGATGCTACGGCATTTCCACTTCTATTAGTATCTGCCAAATTACCAAGATTAAAACCATCACTAGTAAATGCAGTTAAACTATCTGCTGTATCTCCAGCTGCACCATTTGAATTTGATTTTAAAGCATTTAAAGCACCTCTAACACTATCAAATATAAAATGATTTTCTGCTGCTGTACGATTTTTTATCCAAACCCAATCTGGTTGAAAACCTACTCCTGTTATAGATTGTGTTGAACCATTACCTGTATAAAGTTTAGTATTAAAATAATCAGAAGGTTTATTAATTGTTGTATATGCCATGATTAAAATATCTCCTTATTGTAAATTTCTTTGCATGAGTGTAACGAATGTAAAGCCATTATAAGTTTAATCCTTTTGTTGATAAAGCTGTGTAGCCAGTTGGTACATCATATTCAAATATTCCTATACCACTTGCGTTAGTTCCTGCACTAGCTACTGCTGTAGTTCCGAAGTAGCCATTACCAAAGTTAAATTCAATTCTATCATCATCATAGTAATGTGATACAGCAGGCAAATATGTATAACCAGTTGCTAAATTAAGAGCTGAACCTGTACCAGTTGCACCAGATGTAGGGTCGCCACTATTTTGCCAAGTACCATTTTTAGAAAAATAAATTTTATGATTATCTAAATCAAATGCACAACCTATTATATCATTTGCAGTATATGAATTTCCATAAGAAGTATTAGCTCCTCCATTTACTACATTTCCATTTGTACCTTGATAACCATAACCTCTACTTTCATTTATAAAAGAAGCATTATCTCCTGCATATTTCATTTGTTCAGCATCTACAATACCAACTCTAAAATTATTTGGATCAGAGGCAGTTTTAGTTACTTTCATTTCAAAATAATATTTACCACTTGATGCACCTAATGTTCCATATACACTTCTCCAAGCAGCACTTTCTCCAGAAGCTAAACCATTAGTTTTTAGATTTCCATTTATTATATTCCATTTTGTTGTTGAATAAGTTAAAGGATTTATTGTAGGAAATACATTGCTTGGACAATCTTCTGTTTTTGTAAGTGTACCACCACCTAAAGTAAAATCATTAGAGTTAGATGATTGGTCAGTAATTGTGTTTCCATCTTTTAAAATTGTATAACCAGTATTACCAACAGTAAAACTAGGAGAAGTATTTATTTTCCATTCTCCAGTTGTGCTATCTGTTGAACCAAAAACTGTAGGTGCTAAAGCTGTTCCATCACATTTATGAAAATGCGACATTGAACCATCAAAAGATACTGTTCCATTTTCAGCAGAACCTACTGTGTGATAATTTGAACCAGATGCTATAAGTAAAGGGTGTGCCAAGTTTTGACTTGGATAATCACTTTGTGCAAGACTTGTTTCTTGAACACCATTAATATAAAATTTTGTTCTATCTGAAGCTGTTGCTTGTGTTGTATCAATAGCTACAACTAAATGATACCAAGCATTGGTATCTCTAAATAATCTATTAGTTTTTACATGAGTGCTTTCACTACCGCTTGAAACTCCTACAACATGAAAATAATTATCTCCATGTAATTTCATGTAACCATAATTACTACTATCTGCAAAGTTCATGTGTATTCTTTGGTCGCTTCCTAATTTTGACCTTTTAAACCAAACAGAAATAGTACCTATTTTATCGTTAGTTGGTGTACCATTAGTTCGTTTTAAATATGTACTAGCCATTAGCAAATCTCCTTGCTTATGTTATTGATTGACGATTTGAAAATGTTATCCATTAGTTAAATTGTCCTCCACCTGTTGCACCGAAGCTAGAAGTTAAAGTAAACTCTCTATCTACAGTTTGTGCTTCAGCATCTGTAATTCTTAATGTGAATGTGTAAGTAGTTGCTGCTGTAGAACTACCGCCAAAGTCACTTGTAGTTATTACACCATTTGATGCTAAACTGCAATTAGCTTGTGATGCGTTAGTTAATACATTTCCACCAGATGTAACTTCACTAAATGTTATTGCACTATCTGATGAGCCTGTAACTGTTGCAACTGTTCCAGAGAAGTTTCCTGCAATCGTACCAAGTGAACCTGCTGCAGTTGAAAATGTAGGTGCAGTAGATGCTGTTAAAATATTGTTTGTTGATCTTGCAGAATTTCCATCTGGATTTTCTACTCTAACAAAATAATTACCACTTGCTAAAGTTACATTAACTGAAAGTGTTGTAGCATTTGTAAAGCTAACAGTATTAGAAGAAGTTATTGCTCCAGTAGAGCCATTAATAAATTGAACTATTGGTATTGATACAAAATTTGTACCTGTAATATTTATTGTTGTAGCAGTAGCTGGTGCAATAGTTTGTGATACGTCTGCTACTGTTGGTTTTGTTTCAGCTGCTTGAGCAAAAGATAAATTACCAGAACCATCTGTTTTTAAAAAATATCCATTAGTAATAGATGATGGTAAAGTTAAAGTGTAAGATTGACCAGCAGAATGAGGTGGTCCTTTAATTTTAACACCATGAGAGTTTTGTTCACAGTTTAATTGTATTTGACCCGCATTATCATTTCCTTTTATTTCAACAAGTCCTGTACCATTAGGAGCTAATAAAACATTTCTATTACTTGTTGTAACAATCGAATTGGTTTGTACATCTAAATTACCACCTAGTTGTGGAGTAGAATCATCAACAACATTTGCTATACCCGGAGATATAGATGTCCAAGCTGTTCCATTATAAAATTTTAAATTATTGTCTGTCGTATTAAATGCGAGATCCCCTTCATCTAAACTTGATGTAGGGTCTGATGATGCCACTCTATATCTTTCTGCAAAAGAATTAACTCCTGTAATGTTTGTAGCAACAGTTGCCATGTTAGTTACATTAGTTGCTGTACCTAAAGTATTCATATCTGAAACTACATCTGCAGTTCCTAATGTATTCATATCAGCTACCACATCTGCTGTAGCAAGAGTGTTCATATCAGATACAATGTCTGCAGTTGCAAGAGTATTCATATCTGAAACAACATCAGCAGTTGCTAAAGTGTTCATGTCAGATACAACGTCTGCTGTTCCTAAAGTATTCATGTCTGCCACAATGTCTGCTGTAGCTAGTATTGCCATATCAGCTACTACATCTGCAGCAGCTAAAGTATTAATATTTGTTTGTTCAGAAGATGTAGGTTTTAAAGTTTGCCAAGCAGAACCTGTGTAATTTTTCATTACATTATCTGAAGAATTAAAATATAATGCTCCTGTCAGTAAAGCATTTCCATCATTATCTACTGAAGGATCAGAAGATTTAGCACCTAAATATCTGTCATCAAAACTATCAAAAGAAGCTGCGGCATTAGTTTCAGAAGTTGATGCAGCGGAAGCAGAACTAGCAGATGCGGTTGCAGAATTAGCTGAAGCAGTTGCTGAGTTAGCACTAGCTGTTGCGGATGATGCAGCGGCAGTAGCACTAGAAGCGGCAGCTGTTGCACTTGTTGCTGCACTAACTGCGTCTACCAAAAGTTCAAAGTGATCTGTGTCTGTTAATGAATCTCCTACAACAGCGTCTGCTATACAAATGTAAACATTATTAAGTTGAGCTGAAGTAGTTGATTTAATTATATCTCTAACATTATATGCTTCTGTAGTTACTGTTGCATCTGTTCCTTTGTATGTACCTAATTCTTGTGTTACTGAAATTTCTCCAGAAGAATCAAATGCTAAAATTTTATTGGCTCTGTCTGTTGCACCTACAGTAAACTCTGTAGATGTCATGGTATTTGTTCTTGATAACTTTATTGATCTATTAAGTTCTTCTTGAACTTGTTGAGTGGTCATGGTTGCACGATCCAAACCCTCTTCGTGAGATTCCGCAGGGAATGGATCATTAGCAATATAATCTATTGCTTGAGTTTGCGGAACTTCTCTAATTATTACAACTGTTTCACCAGACGCTGGAGTGTTACCAGATGTGAAAGTTATTGAACCCCCACTAGCATCTCCTGCACCAGCTACTGTATAATGTGTAGTTAAAGTCTTAACAGTTTCTGTACCTGCTGCTGATCTAATAATTACGATTAAGTCTGAGTCTGCAAATATTTTATAACCATATGCAAATTGGGTTGTACTCCCATTACCAGAGTAGGAATTTTTTACTGTAGTTGAAGATACTGTCATGTTAATTCTCTATATATTATTCTTATTAATCATCAAGTACCATTATTAGGTTCATAATACAATATTTTTAGTGCTTCTTTAGCCATTTTAATACTCATAAAAACCATATCATCTATTATCTGTTGTTTCTGATCTGGGTCTACATTTTTCATATTAAATGCTTTTCTAACATATTCGTTATGTTGATCTATAATAGTTTTATATCTTTCTAAAACTGCTATGTTTTTATCTACTAATTTTTTTCTTACCGCAAGTTTAGCTGCTTCTTTAAAATCTCCATCTTTTTTAAGTTTATCAATAGTTGGTTTATATTTTTTATATTTATTATATTCTTCATAAAAATCAGTAATAAACTCTGATTGCATACTTGGATCTCTTAAATTAAATGCTCTTAAACCTGGTATTTTAGTTAACGAATCTGTTGGTCTAACTGGATCATCTATAATACCAGTTTCTATTAATGCTTTATCTAATGCCATCATAAAATAATTACCTAATCCACCTGTCCAACCTCTTATATAATTATCAATAACAATAGGTGATGGAGCATTATGATCGCCAATCATTGCTGCTAAAGTTCTTGATAATAATTTAGATGTTTCAGTTGTGTATGGATTAAATTGATATGGTCCTAATAGCTGTCTATCCATGTAGTCTGGAACTAATGGTTTACCTCTGAATATACTATAATTAGTTTTTTGTTCTACAGGTGGAACTAATATTGTTGGTAAAGGATTTAAGTTTCTTAACTGTGTACCAACAAATTCTGTAGTAAATCTTGTTAAATCATTTTTTGCATTAGCTTCATTACCATACCAATAATCTAAAAATTGCTCCATACCTGTTCCAAATACAACTCCAAGATCAAAAGGTTTTGGTATTCTATAAGGTGTGTCTTTTACAACAACTACCCAATAATTATCTTTAACCCATTGTGGTTGTCTTTGATAAATTTCATTATCTCTATTTGCAAACCAAAAATATACTGAAGGCATAATTATTCCTGCTGTAATTGCCGCTATTGCTCTACCAGGTCTTTGCGTTAAACCATCATAAATTTTTACATAACCTTGAACTCTTGCATTATAAAAAGCAGATACAGCATTAACTCCTTTCATATATGCACCCATTTTTGCGTAGTCTATTGTAATATCTCTTGATTCAAATCCAGCTCTTTCTATTTGTTCTCTACCTTTTAATCCTTCTTTACCAGCTTTTTTATATGCTTTTTGAAACTCTCCTAATCTAGTTATATTCTCTCCAATCTCTGATAATGTTCTTAATATTTCTATAGGATTAAAAACTTTATTTCTTATTTGTTGTCCATTTAACATTTCAAATGCACCTTTATCTTTAACCGTTCTATCTAAAGAAATAAGAGTTGATTGCATACCACCAGATTTCTCCCAATCTTGCATAATTTTTTTAGCTTTTTTACTTACACCTGTCTTACCAAGAAGCATTGTTAAACCTCCTTCTAAAGAACTCCATACAGGTATAAATCCACTTTTGCTAAATATAGGTGCAAGAACTGTATCTCTTCCAATATTTGAAAATACAAAGTCTGGTGATGTAGTAGCACCTGCACGAAGAAGTCTAGCAGGAGTTCCAATAGCTTTAATAATAACTCCTATTTCTTGAGGATTAAATTCTGATAAAGAATCTGCTAGTTCTTTACCAACATCCCAAACTTCAAACTTACCATTACGATATACTGTAACTGAAGAACCATCTGGTTTTACAAATGATTTTCTAAATACTTTAAAGTTTTCTAAAACACTTGGATCAATACCTTCTTTTATAACTTTTTTCTTTACAGTTTTTGTTTTTGATATTTTTGCAACTACTTTTTCTGGTAATAATAATGCTTCTATTGGTTTTAATGTAGGTTCTTTTACAAAAATTTCTGTGGAAAAAGCATTTTCTATTTCTTTTTTATCAATTTCTATTTTTCTTGTTTCTATTTTTTTATTAATATCAGGAAATGAAGATTTGTTTTTTTCTACAAAATCAAAAAATTTAATTAAAGCATTGTTTCTTTCAGCTAGTTTTACAATTTTAAAAGTGTTTGAGTATATAGTTTCAATAGGATCAAACACAGGTTGTTGTCCACCTTTTACTCTTTTAAATGGATTTGATACGCCACCATAAGGAGATGGTTTTTCTCCAGTAACACTTTCCATTACTCTTGCAAATGGAACATAACTTTTATTAGCTTCTACCATTGCATCAAATGCTTGTTTATCTATTAATTTTAAATCTCTTGCATATTCAAGAAGCTGTCTATTATAAATATCTATTTCTTTTGCAATAGGATCATATTTATTTTTTAAAATTTGTATTGTTTCTTTAGCTGCTTTTGAATCAAAAGGATGTTCAAAACCTCTTCTGTCATATTCTAAAGCTCTTCTTGCAATAAGGTAAGCATTAAATTCTGCATATTGTTTTCTAATTCCTTTTTCATTTAATTTTTTATTACCTTCAAATTTTAATGGTTCTAATACTTGTTTTAAAGGTTTACCTTTGTTTTCAAGATTAATTGTTTGCGTGGCTCTATCAACAAAAGCACCTCCTCTGTTTGTCATTCCAACTAATACTCTAAATTGTTCATAAACATTTAATTGACCTTTAGTATTTTTAGTGCTTTCAACTCTTTGTACTAATCTTAATATAGGATGTAATCTATCTATAAATAATCTTGTTAAAGTATTCTTAACATCTGTTACATCTTTTGGTTTTTCAAATTTAGTTTTAGATAATATTAATTTAACAGCTTCTGGAAATTGTAAACCTTCTAAAAATTTTTCATCAAGTTTTATTTTTTTACCAGTAATATCTTCTACTGTTCTTTTAATTGCTCTAGGTATTTCTAAATTTTTACTTGCTAAATCTTGCTTAACAGATTTATCTAATTTATAATCCGCAGCTAAATCAACTGCATCACGATTAGTTTTTTTAATGATGTTAGGAATTTTTTTTGCTCCTCTTTCTCCTAATCCAAATGCACCAAACAAAATTACAGAATCTATTAATTGATCTTTGCTTGGTAATTCTCTTTCTATAATTGCACCAGATCCCTCAAAACCTGCAACTCTTCCTATTAACTGTGGTAAAAATTTATTACTTATTCCACCAAGTTTTGCAGCAGAAGTAAGTTGAATTCCTTCTTTTAATCCTGCTTTTATTCCTTCGTTTCTAAATATTTCCCAAAAGTTATTCCAATTTGCAACTTGACCTTTCTCTCTCATTTCTAAATATGTTTCTCTAATACTTCCTACAACAAGTCCAGATGTAAAAACACTTGCATTAGGTGAACGAGTAGCAAATAAAGTTAAACCACCTGTACTTAAATACAAAGGTAAATCTTTTGCTATTCTTGCAGCATTAGTTAAATTTCTTTCAAGAAATCCTGTGTCTTGAAAATCAACATTAAAATATTTACCATCTTCTTTTGTACCATCTATATTAGGTATTCCATGAGCTTCTTGTATTAAATCAACAACTCCTGTATTCCAACCGACTTTTATTCTTTCTGTAACATTATCTAATTTTTTACCTACAGCAGCTTCTAATAAAGATGAGTCATCTGGATTCTCTTTTTGTATAGTTTCTATTTCATCATAGTCTGCTATTCTTGAATAACCTATATCTTTTTCATAAATTTTTTCTATTGCTTTTGTATCAACAGGTTCAAAACCAAAATCTTTTGCAATCTCTTCAGCAGTAAAACCACCTTGTGTTAATTGCTCTACCTTTTCTTGTTTCCAATTATTTATTTCAACTTGACTAAAACCACCTTTTTCAAGTTGTTGTACTTGTGTTTGTAAATCTGCCATTACTATTCACTTATTCTTTTTAAATACTCTGAAGGAGTTTCATCTGGTTTTCTTTTTATAGATTCATCAACTTCTTTTTTTTCAACATTGTCCATCATGTTTTTAAATATTTTATTTTTATCTGATTGATATTGTATAAAATCTTTACCAATAAAATTTCTATTTTTGTAATCCAATAACTCTAATGGTGATCTACCTTCATTAACACCTTTGATATATAATGAATACATATCATCTCTAAATCTTTTAAGATCATTATTATAACTTTTAGGATCAAGTATTTTAATTACTTCTGTACTAATAAGATTTTTTGTTTCATCTATAAAACTATGAAATGGTGAAAAAGTTTTTCTAAATTGTTTTGGATTTTCGTTTTGTTGTTTTAATATATCAGAATAATATTTTAAATCATCAAGATCAGTTTCTTCTCCATATCTTTCTATAATAGATTTAGCTTGTGTTTCTCCTGGTAATGTAAACCTATCACCTAATGTATTTATTTCATCCATACTAATTAATCCCGATATAGCATTATTAGAATCAAAGTTTGAAGACACAGTTATTTTTTGTTCAGCATTGGATATAATTTTAGTATTTAAGTCTGTCATTTGTGTAAGTGCATCTGGATTATTTTTAAATACTTCTTGAATAAAATTTTGATTGATACCAGTTGCAACACCTGCTTCTGTTAATGCTTTTTGATAATTATCTGCTGATTCTAATTTTGTAGCAGCGTCTGCTGCTTGAACTTCAAATAATAATTCATTTCTTTTTTCTCTTGCTTTCTTCGTAGCAAAGGATCTAAATTCTTTTTTTTCTATATCTGTTAATGAATTATAAATATTTTGTAAATTTTTATTATCTGCAAAGTTTCCTGATATAGTTTGTTGTGCAATTTGCTTTAAAGCATTTGGTGGAACATCACCTATACCAACTAAAGATATAGCATTAGTTAATGAAGAAAACTTTTGATCTTTGATAGCAATGTCTGCTTTTTGAGAAAGTTCTATAATTTCATTTGACTCTAATACATTGTATTTACCATCTTGTAATTGTTTTTTTAATAAAGAAGGTTGACTTAATAACATTCTGTTTGCTACAGACGTAGCAGAAAATTGTTGGTACTTTAATTTAACTTCTTTTTTTAATTGTGGTTGATCATTGTAATATGGATTAGAATCTAATCTTTGATCTATTTCTCCATATAATTGATCTAATCCCGAACCATTAGGTAATGCAGAAAGAGCAATAGTTTTTTGTGAAATGTAATCACTATCAATGTCAGATGATTCTTTAAATTGAGTTTTTCTTGATTCTAACAAAGCATTAGATTTTAACTGTGCTGCTGAACCATAAAATTTAGATTTAAAAATTTGTTTACCAAAACGAGATAAATTTTGACCTTTGGTAGATGACATAAAATTATATAGTTTATCTACACCTTGATCATAAATACTAGAAGCATCTGAAGGATTACCATTCTTTCCTGTCTCACTTGAAAGAGTTAAAAAACCATTAGGTCCACTTTCATTATCTTTATACGAGTCAGCTATAATCTTATCTACTTTATTATTTTCTTCTAACTTTCTTTCTTTAATATATTCTTTTTGAACAAAGTCAGATACAGGTTGTAAAGCAGAACCAACAGTTTGTGACAAAGGAATTTGCAAATTAGTAGTAACGCTTGGTCCTTGAGATGTTATTGTAGATTTAGATTCAAATGTGGGTATCTTTGGCATTATTTATTCCTTGATCTGTTAGAAGATTTAGACCTTACTCTTAAATTGCTTCTACTATTGTTTCTAGGGTTTCTATCTTTATGATCTATATCTTTACCTAATATACTATTACCAAGTTTTTTTTTCATAATTCTTCTTGCACCATTTCTACTGGCTCTATTCTTTTTTTGTTTTGGTTTAGAGTGGTAGTTTTTATATTCTGATTTATAATTTCTCATTATGTTACCTTTTGCATACTTAATAAACTTGTACCAGTAGATGCAAGTGTTCCAAGTTGTGCAAGTTTAGCTTGTTGTCTAGCAACTTCACCAGATATTCTAGCAAAGTTTGCTTCTTCAAATTTTCTACTTTTACCTATTTCAGTATTATATCTAGCAATATCTTTTTCTACTTCAGCTTCATATAAATTTGATAATTGTATATTTCTTGCTGTACCAGAAAATTCTGCACCAGATTTTAAAGTATTAACTACTTGAGTACCTTGTAATTTTGTAAAATTTTTATCAAATTGAGCAAGTTCTAAATTTAATTTATTATCTAATATTTCTGCTTCTTGTTCTTTAACAGCAGCATTACGATTAGCAACACCTTGATTATATTTACCAATAGCACCTTGTTGTTGATATTGTGCTGCACCTAATGCACCTACTACTGCCATCTGCCAACCCATTAAAATATCCTCGCATATCTATATTGATCTGAGCCATCAAATCCATAGTGTTTCATTAAACCCTCATTCTCTAATCCTAA